GTTCGAGCAGGTGACGTTGTCCCTGTTGAATCCATACGGCCTCTTTGGGGTGCACGCTTATTAGGCGTGGACCCCTGGAGTCCTTGGGTACAGCAGTGAGCTTACACACGATTGAATCGTAGCGTCGCTCATTATGATCTATTAAATCATTATATCCACTTTCGTGGACACAATTGAAGTTAGAATCATAGGGATAGTACTCCACTATTGGGGTACAGATGGCGAAGTTGCCCTTGTCCTTTGGGTCGTGGCGCGGGAAAACCGCTCCAGGTCCATGGGATGGGATGACTTCGGACCAGTCGATTCGTCCAATGACGGAACCGACCAGTCGTCGAGCTTCTCTGGCGGTAGGACTTGGGGCTCTTTCTTTAAAAGATAGAGTCCATAGACCAACCATTTGATTAGCTTCACTAAAGCTTTTAACAGCTTCAGCAGTTTGTTGTTTTGTTGGTTCATGCTCGGCTTTGTAACCGAACACAAGCAGGGTACGCAATACCTTGAGTATACACGCCTTGTCCTTACTGGACAGGAATGCATCCCAAATCGGCAAGAGCCAATCTGGGAAGTCGGGGAGTTTCTCCCCGTTACTCTCAAGATACGCAAGCACCTGTTTGTCTAGCGCGGGTCCTTCTATAAGAACCCAACTCACGTCGAAGTCAGCGGGGAGATCCAATTGGACCCCCGTTAACAACTTGGTGTCGGCTAGCAGGCTATAGTATACTTTAACTAGTGTACTCATATGGATATCCAGTTGCCAGGTTTAGTTGAAGGCAGATCTATTACTAGATCTGGTCGTCAGCTGTGAATAAGACCCATACTACCCCGAACGTCGACGACGATCTCTTTTGGAGACCGACATAGAACGTGCGGGAGAAGACGGATCCGTTTAGTAACGCATTGATGCGTAGATTTACACCTACATATCCCTGCCTTATTGCGGAGACGTCCTCAATGGACGTAGCAACAACTAACTTATGGGTTTTCCCATCATTGTTGACGAGATCCCTCATATAAAAGCTTCCTTTTGAGAAGGAAGCCAAGCTAGGAGCTGCGATCGAGTTTACATTATCCCACTTGGGATGATAGAAACTCGTATGTTCAAGGCTAACACATGCCATATCCGGGGTCAAAAGACT